TTCCAAACCCTCAACTACTGTAGTAGGGTAAGCTTGTTGTGCACTTGGCTGTGCTACAATGTCAACCGTTACAAAATTGAAACCAGTTACTCCACCATCTTCATTAACCTGTCCTGCGCCGCGCGATGAAACGCCAAGCATTACACCAGATTCCGCAAGCGTCTTTGCAATATTACCCATAGGGGTATTGAGCAATTTTGCTTTACCAATCGCGTTATTACCTTCAACCCGAAGGTCAGTAATAACGTGAGAGATTCTATCAAGGTTAATTGAAAGTGTTTGTGGATGGTCAAGTTCACCAAAGATACCGTTTGTTTCGTTAATACGTTGCATACCTAAGTTAACAGCTGCTTGTATTTCGTTCATTGGGTATAGGCGACCATTCCTGTTTTTAATGTTGCCTTGCATAAAAATGCCGTTCAACCACGTATTCTTACCGTCTTGGGAAGACTCCGTAATTAAACCCGCCTGTGATGGCGAAAGCTCTTCAAAAAGTAATTGTTCTTGCATAGTAAAATCCTTTTACTTAATCGTTAGATTATTTGTCTGTAGTACCTAAGTCGAATTCGCGACCGTCGTTAAACTTAGCTGGCTTAGGTGTTTTTTCCAAAACTTTAGCTGGCTGTCTGCCACCTTTCTTGAATTCGGTTTTACCGACCTTATCATTATTAAGTTCTTTAGATGTGTCAGGAAGCTTCTTAATAGTCTTCCGTCCACCGTTTTTGAACTTAATCTTACCAGCGATGGTATCAGACATTACGGTTCCAGAACGTGCGAATTGTGCAGAACGGTCTTGCTCATCTACCTTTTCTTCTTCGTCGTCATCGTCGTCGTCTTTCTTCTTAGACTTTTTCTTGAAAGGATTTTCTTTCTTGTCTTTCTTGTCCTTTTTGTCATCGTCTTTGTCATCGTCTTTGTCATCATCGTCATCGTCATCGTCATCGTCATCGTCACAAGATTCACCGAGAATCATTGAACGCATTTTTGCCTGAAGATAATCATGAAAATTTGCATCAGCTGCTTCTGTGTCGTCAGTAATAAGTGCTTCAAGCATGCCATGAATTTTATCAATCTTTGCTTTAGATTTTTGTCCTTTGTTTACTTCACGAACTTTCTTGTCGTAGTCTTTTGAACCCCTAGCCATTTTAAACCTCTTTATTTTTAATCGTTAGTTTCTTCGTCTTCCTGAGCATCTGGAATCGTTCCGTGTAATACTTCCTGCATCTTTCCTTGCAAGTAGTCATGGAAGTTTATTTCCGCCTGTTCAGACTTATCATCCATTATGTTGTCCAGCATATTATCGAGCTGTATTTTGTCAGACATAACTTTCTCCTATTATTTATGTAATTTTATATTATTTATCAACTTTTTACTTCGGTGCACCATCTGCTGGTGGTGGTGCGGCACCTTCTGCACCCTCAACTGGGGGTTCTGCGCCCATACCTAATTCAGCTCCACCGAAGCCGCCGCCCATTCCACCGCCGCCTACGCCGCCCATACCTGCTTCTTCAGGGGCACCATAGATAAGCTTAAGGTCATTCGGGTCTTTAGAATCTGGGTCTAAACCTAATTCTTCACGTTTCAATCTTTCGTTGGTAATTATTTCTTCTTCACTCATTTGCAAGTAACGCTTCATAGTGAATCGTGGCGAGAAGTATGGAATGCCATCGGCAGTTGTGTATGCACTTAATAATTGACTATCCAATTCTAATTGACGGTACTTACCGAAGTTAGAAGGTTCTGGTAACAATATTCTGTACATTGATTCATCAATGCGGATATTAGCAGAACGTAGGAACTCTTTGAATTCTGCATCTATGACACGTTCCATATAAGCTTGTAAGCGTTCTATATATAATGAGAAACGAAGTTCCTGAATGTATGCGATACCAACTTTACCATCATTCCATACAGAACCACCATCTGCGGACTCTTGCATGTAAGATACAGGGATTTTCAAACCCCGCCAAATCTTATGCTGGAAATATTCAAGGTCGGATAGTTCACCCAATCCTTGACCGCCGGGTAATGTTTCAACCTTAGAACCACGACCATCTGGACGTGACGCAAAGTAAAAGTCTTCTGACATTGAATGTGGATTGTAAGTGGAATCAACTTGCTGTTGTCCACCATTTAATGTAGGTATCTTCTTCTGTTTAATTTCGTTTTTAATGTTTTCAAGATACTGCTTAACACGGCCGGGGTGCATCTTACCAACATCGATGTAAAATACACGACGTTCTGGTGCACGCTGGATACGGTAAATTAATACAGCATCTTCTAATAATTCTTTTTGTTTGTGTGAACGATAAATTGCACGCAGAATAGATTCACCAAACGGCTGTGTATCACTCATGTCGTCGCTTAATGAAAAACGAATGATTTGATTAGCTGGAACAATTTCAGATTCTTGTTGTGTATCTTGTTTGGCACCCAATGGCATAGAATAACCACCAGACTTAGGCTTTTGGATATCGTTCTTAATTTGCCATGCAATTATCTTTGTAACATTATGCTCATCTACAACAGCGGCAATAACATTCTTTGGATGAACAAACGTCCACTTGTCGCCCATCTTCTTGCCTTTGCGGAAGAATACATCACCATACTTAACCATCAAGCGTGCTGTACTATATAAACGCATAGGGAAATCGTGCATCTGACCCCAACGACGAAGAGCCGCCTTTAAGGTTAAAACTGCTGTGCTTTCTACGTTGTCTTCATCTTCAGTAAGGATATCTAACTTAAGGGGTTCTTTTGTTTTTGGATTGTTACCTGTCATTTCTTCGGCAATCGTATCTAATGCACGCGAAACTTCAATATCGTTATCCATTAAGTCATATTCACGATAGCGCGTCATCCTTGATGCGGAACCCTGAATTAATCGTTGGTACCATGTATAATTGTTATACGCACCAACATCACCCATTTCCTGTGAGTCGGTCATCTTCGTTGCCGAAGATTGCGGTGTTACAATTTTAAAATGACCAGTGAATTGTCCTGCTGACATATTTTATTCCTATATTACAATAATTTATAAAGTATTTATGATTTACTTTATTGTGCTGACCTTGCAGAATTCGGTGCGAGATAGTGTTGGTTAGTTGTTATGGCAGCCGTTGCTTGCTTAATTGTATCCAATTGGTTTGTGTTTACAACACCATTAGAACGAATAAATTCATTCAAACTTTTCATTGTTATATTTAGTTCTTCCAAAGTTTTCTGTGGGGAACTATTCATCGGTGAATCTTCTTCAGGATTAACTATTTCCTCAGACGATGAGTCTGTGTCTCTAGTTAAATCGTGCGCAACCAAACCGGCAGATAACGCTAATGAGCCAGCTGTACCTACGAAGGGTAATAATGATGCTGCGCCTGCGCCCAATTCCATAGATGCACCCAGCCAGTCGCCTTCAGAAGCGCGGTAACCTGCCAAACCAAGTGCGGCAATCATACCTATACCGGGGATTGCTCTGACTAAACCTTTTGCTGCACCTTTAGCAAGTCCTTTTTTCAGAGCAGGGTCGGCGACTCCTTTTATTGCGGCACTACCAGCTGATTTTGCTGTGGTTTTACCAGCTTCTCCTGCACCTTTACCTAAGAATTTTGTTGCTGCCATACCCGCTAACTTACCACCTGCATATAACCCTGCACCCGAAGCAAGCATGTTAGCGCCACCACTTAACATCGACGTAGCAATAGAACCAACTGAACTATTTTCTGCGGCAGAAAAAATACTCAGCCATTTTAATGCTTCAGATACACCAGAATTAATTTCATTCAGCTGTGTCAATTGGTCTTTATCAATCTTTCTACCAAGAGCTGATTCTGTTTCAAATTTTTCCGCGATTGCATCAATGCCCGTCTTCTCACCCATAGTTTGAAAAACCATAGATTGACCAAGTCCAGCTCCGGCGCCGGTTAATTGTCCATATTTTTTGGCAACTTTTTTATTAATTTCAGTTAATTCCAACTCTGCGTCAGCGCGGTCTTTTGCGTTCATAGTTCTCATACGAATTTGCAAATCGAAAGCGCGTGCACCTTCGGCGCCCATACCCATAGCCCCCATCATAGAGCGCTGCTGCGCTGCTTTCTGCATACGCGACTTAGGACTCATCTTATTGATAGCTTGGAAAGTATTCTGTAATTCTTTCGCTCGTTCGATGGTATAACCCATAGCTAAGTATTCTGCTTGTCTACGCTGAATAGTTAGTACATATTGTTTACGTTCAGATTCATGTAAAGTTAGTAGTTCATTACGCATGCCTTGCGAACTAATAAGTTCAGTAGTTAACGTAGCAAACTCTTCGGCGGTGATTGACATCGCCCTGAAATTTTCTTTATAGATTTTTGTTTGTTGTGCAACTGCATCCCCAAGATTTTCTTGTGAAACACCAGCCAGTGCCATATTCTTATGAAAAGATGCTGCTACTTTACCTGCGGTTTCTAAATCTGGGGTGAGGCTTTCTAATGAATCAGCAGACGCCTTCAATGAAGCTTTAAAATCAACCCCACCAGATGCCATCGCCAATTGTTCAATTCTTGTGTCTTTTAATATCTTAGCGTATTCTATTTGACTTATTCCAAGCTGTGTTATACCTTCTATCCATCCAGCATCGGCGGTAGCGGAAGCTTGTTGGAAGCGCTGTTCTTGTTCAGCAAATTTTAAAAAGTCTTTCGCTACCGCCTTGGCAGCGTTGCCAAGTCTAAATATGAACCGCTTGGCATAATCGGAGGCTTCTGAATGACGTTCATGTGCTTTGGCAGATTTTTCCAGAGCATCAACAGTCAATTCGGCAGCATCGTCTAATTCCTGTGCATTTTTTACACCCGCAATTCTATACTTCTGTTCATCTTTAAAGACGTTGCCTTCTACTTTCGCAACTTTAGCCGCAGCATCACCAAAGTCGGTTAATTTCATACCAACCTTTTCTAATACATCATTTAATTCATCTAGCTTCTTTTGGGCTTCTTCCTGTGAGGCATATTCCGCATTTTTCACTTTTCGCAATTCAGCAGCAACATGTGACATCGCCTTAGCTTGGTCTTGTGCAAGAAGTATATCTTTCAGACTTTTAATTTCTCTGCTGATACCCGCGTCTTGAAATGCTTTATTGACGCCTTTTACCAATTCTTTAGTTTTGCTTCTATCAGCATTCACTATATCTTTAAGGATTTGAAGTTGTGCGTCGGCATTTCGGTCGTTTGCGTCACGTAAATCCTTTATTCCCGTATCTTGTCCGGCGTTGAATATTGAACTACTTTTGCGTTCTTTCGATATTGCGTCTAATATCGCCCTTAAGTCTGTATTATCTATAGCCATCCATTTAACCTTTTAATCTGTCTTAACTATTTATATCATATGGAATTAACGTTTTTCTCACTTATAAATACATCATAAATACATCATAAATAACAAATAAAATAGGAAAGAATTATGGAAGAACAAGCAGTTACTAATCAACAACCCGTACCAACAATACCCGAAGCTCGCGTTAATCCTCTACTTGCGCGTGTAGAAATGCCCGGAAGTACGTTCCAATTACCTTCACGTGGATTATTCTACAAAAAGGGAGAATTGCGCGACGACGTTGAAATGGGGGAAGTACACATTCATCCTATGAGTGCATATGATGAAATCTTAATGAAATCGCCCGACCATTTATTCTCTGGTGAAGCGGTAGATAAAGTTTTCAGGCGGTGCATTCCACAGGTATTGCTGCCTTTGAAACTGCTCGCAAAAGACGTAGATTTCTTACTGGTGTGTTTACGACAGGTAACATTTGGTAATGAAATGGATATAACATATATGCATGATTGTGAAGACGCAAAAGCAAATCCATACGTTATTCAGTTGTCGGACTTCATATCATCTAGTAAGAAGATAGACCCAACCACTGTAGTCAAAAACTATACGGTAACTTTGGAGAATGGTCAGGTTGTTAAACTAAACCCATCAAGATTTGAAGACGTAATTAAATTATATCAATCAGCAGAAACTGGCAACCAATTAACGCCAGAAGATGAGCTGGATATGTCGGTGCATATTATCCGAAGTATAATATTTTCTGTGGATGGGGAAGAAGACCCACTACTTATCGAAGAATGGATAAGAAAAATTTCAGCAGGTTGGTTGGTTAAGTTGACAAAGAATATTGAGAAGGCATCTGATTTTGGACCAGATTTTTCATTACACGCAATGTGTAAAGACTGTGAGAAAGATATAGTAATCCAAACGCCAGTGAACCCTATTAGTTTTTTTATGTAACGCGGAAAACTGGTACAGCAGACCAAATCAACGATATGTATGCTAGGTTAAACCGCGATACCAAAATAATTATAGATAACGCCATCCAATTGTCATACTTTATGCGAGGTGCGATGCGATATAATGATATTATGTATTCAATGTCATATATCGAACGTGATATGGCAATGGAATTTGTACAGAAACGGCTTGAACAAGAAAAGAAAAATCCACATCCAATATACTAAAAAAGGGGGACAATCGTCCCCCCTTTTTATTACCTTTTCAACGCTTCGGCTATTGCGGTAGCTTCAACTTCAGCTTTGAAAACGTCGTCTACCGTAGTTCTACCCGTTAATATGTAGTAGTCATTTCGGTCAAACATTTGTGGTTCTTTACCGCCATTTTTTTCAGCAGCGATATTTCTTTCAATTAATTCGCTTGGCATTAACATACTAAACAATGCCGCGCCTATTACAAGGACTTGCAAAAAGGCAAAAAGGAGCGGTATCCCAAGCATTAACACTACACACCCAAGCATAGCAAATAGATTCGCAAATGCGTGTAATCCATTAACACTTGACGCAGCTCTGAAATAATCTGCCGATGCACTAAAATAATTAAACATAGCACCAAAAGGTATAATAATTACATTCCAAATGTTCTCTATGAAGACAAACAAGGATATATTGGGAATGAATGCTACTATGACAAATGTTATAATAGCGCATTTGGTAAGGTACATCCATAGGGTTAATGACATAGACAGGATTGGCTCAACGGCTAATATGATAATCATTATTGGGTGTCTCATGATACATTCCTCTGTTTCGATGATACATTATAACACAATTAGGTTACAAAAGTCAAGAAGTATTAACCTAACTGTTCAAAAGACTCTTTCCACCATTCTGGAAACGTATTATATGACTGCTGGTAAAGATAACCAAAACTACCATCTAATATGTAAACGGTTCCTTCATCGTCCAAGCCACGTACAATACGTCCGCCACCCTGTATGATTTGGGTAATAGCACGACGGCGGTACCACTCAACTGACATTTCCATACGACGCTTAATCCACTGGTCACCAAGGTAGCCAAATGGTGTTTTGACAATCATAGCAAATCGTGCCAAGTCATCTTTCAAGTCGAGTCCTTCTGTAATTGACGGGCTAATCAAAATGGATGGTAGCGTCGAATCAATGTAATGGTTAATCGCTTCATTGCGGTTCATGTCATCTTCTGGATTATGACTGTAAATGTTATGGGATATTTTTCCATTTAGTTCTTTTACTAACCACTGCGCTACCGCATAATTTGCTGTATGTAAGATACCAGAGTCACCTTCGTGTATGTCAAGTAACCCAATGATACGTTCTATCATATCTTTACGACCACCAGCGTTTTCTGGTTTACTCCATGACGCATTCATCTTCATGACTGGCATATAATACACAGGTCTGTTTTCTACATCAAATTCAGATGGTAGTGACAAGAACACGGCATCGTCTGGACTAATACCTATGTCATGACAAAATGTGTTTTTATTGAGTATGGTAGATGACATAAATAAAAATCTATCTGCCATTGGTTTAATAATTTTATGAAATGAATATGAACCACCAATGCGTTTAAAGCAAAACATTGTCTTGTCCCATGCCAATACGAAATTTTCTTCTATGTATTCGGGAGTACGCATCGACATATCTAATACGTCCGCTATATGACCTGCCAGCTCTTCTGTTTCCTTTATTGTGTTTAGTTCCTTGCGTGTAAGCGCATCGCCTTTTTCGTATAATGCTTCGCAGTCAAATTCCATGTCATTTAATGTATCTTCTAATACGGGGATATATTTGTCTTTTATCCAATCAATAGCTGCCACTGCATCTGTTTTTAATTGAAAGTCTATCTCGTATCTTTTACACATAGCGTATGTGATGTCTACCGAATCAAAGTCAACTAAATGCTGTTCTAATGTGTGTGCTTCGTCTAATATCATTAACCCACGTTTTTCGAATGTATCTGTGTATTGAAATGAAGTCAATGCAAGCTTGTAATTAAGTACCGTGTTCTTTGCATTACGTGCATTTTGTTTTGCTGTTTTAAACGGACAGTCTCTACATGCGGGTTTTACTAAAGAACCAATTTTACATGATGCGCCTTTGTTTTCGCATTTGTAATTAGACTTGCCGTGTAATGAAGCAAGAAATTGCTTACCTAGTTGCTTGAAGTCTTTTTCGTATTGGTCTTGTAATATGCGCTGTGGTGTTAGTACAAATGAACTACCAAGCCCCTTAGCTAAGTATTTGGATAAACTAAGACCTAATAGGGACTTACCTGAACCAACTGGTAGTTCAAGTATGATGTATTTGCTATCATGTTCGGATATTTGTTCTTGCATCCAGTCCAGTGCAAGCTCTTGGTTTTTACGTAAATCGAATTCGGGTATTGCCCAATAGTCCTTGATGTCATCTGTCATTTTATTTTTCTTCTTATTAAATTTATTTGCATCAGCTTACCACATAATTGAACCAAATGCAATAATTTTCTGCGGGAAGAACCCACCGAACAAATAAAGAACAATCCTTCCGCTGGCGCGTCGTATTGTTCTTTATTTGGGTTTTATCTATTTACTAACATAATTTAAGAAATGATTTGAGAGCTGTGCCTTCTGCTTCCCATCAGATTTTCACAAATCCAGTCCGGTCACCGAAGGCTAAAGCGGGACTAGTGGGCTACCACTATCGCTGAAATCTGGAG